ACTATAGCTGCGTCAGCAATCAGTGCGCTTGTAATATTAGCAGTCCCTATCAAGGCAGTTGTAATTGCGGCGGTTGCAATGTTAGCTGTCCCAATCGTAGCGTTAGCGATACTTGCGTCCGTAATTGTCGCAGTTGCAATGTTCGCATCTAGTATAGTCGCGGCTGCAATGTTACCAGTTACAATCGTAGCGTCCACAATGTTAGCACTAAGGATAGTAGCTGACGCAATATCCGCACCCAGTATAGTTGCATCCGCAATTAGCGCAGTTGTTATCGTACCTGTTACAATATTTGCAGCCGTAATAGTCGCCAATGCGATCTGAGCATCCGTAATTGTAGCGTTAGCAATCTTAGCGCCTGTGATAGTAGCAGTTTCAATCTTCGCGTCCACTATCGTAGCGTCGGCAATCTGCGCTGCGCCCACAGCAAGGTTGTTTATCTTACCTGTCAGCACAGAAAGGTCTTGAATCTTGGCACTAGCCACAGCCAAATCAGCAATCTTAGCTTCAACTATTTGCGCGTTGCCGATTTTAGCTGTGGTTACAACAAGATCGTCCAGCTTACCCGTACTAACAGCAAGGTCAACCAGTTGTTGTGTATCAATCTCCACCTTAAAAGGTGCGACTGGGTTGTTTCCGACACTATCATAAGCATAAATGCCCGTAGAGTCTATCATTGTCCTGCCTGTAGAGTCATACAAAGGCAAACTCATCTCACTAATGACATCAAAAATAGGCTGCAGGATCGAGGTTAGGTTCAGCGCCCACGCATATAAATCATCTTCATCAGGCTCGGGCAGCAGCTCGGGCATATTTGACGGTGGTGCAGTGGTCATTCCATATCTCCCGCAGTTTCGCCGTAAACTTCTACGCCAGACAGTGCCCACGTATCATCCACACCTGTTGAAACAATCTTAAACGATATGTAGGCTGCATCATCAATAGCTGCGCCTACAAAATTCTTCTTTCCGTCCTCACCCGCAGCAGATTGCATAGCTGTCCACACAATCGCATCATCCAAATCCGCCTGTGTTCCGATGTAAACCAGTATCGAGCCGTCCGCATCTGTATATTCATCCAGCAATAACCTAACATATTCCACACTGGTATCAACAATGTCACCATCCTCGTTCCGCGACACGAAAGGCTTGGACTGAACATACGCAGTTATTGCAGCGCCAGCAGCGTTAACAGTAGTATTGTGCTGAAAGATATCGCCACTTGCAGTACCAGCGTAAGGGTCTGCAAAGACTCCTGCCGGCATCTGGATAGTGCGCCCATAATCCCTAAACGTAAAGCTGTTAGTCTCGTAGTTAAATGCGATAATCCTATCAGGCTCTGTTGCCACTCCTGTTGGGATAGCCCACTCAATGCATTTCTTATGCTCGAGAAGCACAGCATTAATTTTGCTTTTCTGCGCCCAGTTAACATTCTCTTGTATCCAGGTTTGCACTTTTGGGGCATCAATGTACTGAAATGTCGTACCATCTGTAATCCATAAGCCACTATTTGACATACCATAATTCTTTTTCCCTCTACTAACTAGCGCATGTTTGCCTACAAGCCCTATACCTTCCAGCACCACTTTCGCACCGAAGATATAACCAGCTAAAGGATAAGACAGCAATGCCAACGTGTTCTCGCCGTACACAGATATCTTATCACCTAACCTACCAGCCCCTTTAATCTCGGAGTCTAAATCCCTGATATTCAAGTTACCAGCATTGCCCCCAGTCCAGTCGTCTATATCATCATCATCGCACCATGCTATGTATGTACCGCCCAAATTCGTATTAAGAGCAATCAACTGAATACCTTTCTTAATAAGTATTTCAGCTTGTGTCGGTGGAGTCCCTGACATAGAAACAAAACCGCTTCCATCCTGCTTATCAACAAGCAAGCCATCCGCAGTTGTGCCATTGCAGGCAGTCATGAACGTACCCCAAGGCTCTAAGCTCCACATTCCCGCGGGACTATTAACAGTTTCATTCTCCAGTACCGTATAGCCAGTACCTTCCGTAGTAACGCTCGCCGAGTTCCACTTATGCAGCGCTGTCAAGTCTCCCCAGTACAACGTCTGCACCCCATTCTTAACTAACTGGTTTAGCCCTCGAACAGCACTAGCAGCAGGCTCAGTAATCGGTGCAGCCCAGCCTTTCTGCTTCCTAACTTTCCCGTCATTAAACTCCACGTTTGAGGCGTTAACCCAAAGCGGAGCTTTCCTTACATGCTCGGATATGGAAACACCAGAGGTTATAAGTGCGCTATCTTCAATTGTAATTAATCTTTTAGCCATCTATTCCACCACATCTGTAACTGTTACCTGCGTAGAGGTTGCCACTACAGCAACACCGTCTTCAACTCTCAAACCCACTCCAGGTGATACCTCAAGAACCGCACCGTCACTATCAGCTAGAAAAATAGCGGAAGTATTAACCACCGCTTCATCTATGAACGTCATTGCAGGCGTTGCTGTTTTATCTGTAAAGGTTAGTACCATTATCCTCGATCTCCATCATACCTCATGACAGCATCATCCCATGCTTCGCGCCTATCTGTATCTTCTCTAATTGCATCTTTCATCAGTACGTCCCTAGAACGCATATATCTTGCAACCATCTTATCATCCCGCACCTGAGGCCCGAGCATCACTATAGTCTCAGCCAACATTAACGCTTCGTACCTATCCAGAAATGGTACATCCGTACTTGTAGCTACAGTCATATCTGTATTCTGCGTGTAGGACATTTCCATTGCGTTGTTAGCTGCTGGTGTATTGTCAAACCAGAAGTAGTCTTCACCGTCCAACCAGTACCCTGTAGGATTCCCAGAAGTAATTTCAGTCACTTGCTCAGGATCTACCTTCCGCACATATGTAAAGCTGCCATCCGTCTCTGCAATCCGCCAGAACTTCATCCGCTTAAACCCTGTAGGCTGCGAAACTGCTCTTGGAGTATCCACTGTATAATCTATTGTCATCGTAACAAAACGCTCGAGCATAATAAAGTTATGTCTGCGTTGAACTTCAGCCACAGCTTGCCTAGTTTTGCTAATAATCATCGGAGCAAGTGCCGTAGCCTTCTTAATCTCGTCAGCAACTAATGTATGAAAAGCACTTATTAACATCCTAACACCTCCAATTTATTCCCAGCGCATAAGAGGGAAGATCCGAAGACCCTCCCCCTCATTTGCATATACAACCTTACCCATTTCTAGGCACTGCGAGGACAGTCATATACACATTCGTTGAAGCAATAGATGCAGAATTAAACTGCAGCACATCGCCTTTAGTTATACTTGTACTTGTAAAAGCTGACGCTGGTATATCATACGAGCCTGCAGCTGTTGCCATGACGAAATCGTCAAGGAACGCATCTACATCCGCAGTTGTACCAAAGTTCATAGTTTTACTAGCCTCACCATCCAACTTAGTATAGTGAGCGCCAACGATTTCCAAGTCACATGGAGCGACCTTTCTATCACCAGCGATAGTTGTTACCGCACCTGTTACAACCAATCCCGAATCAAACGAGAATATTGGTTCATCCAAATTACGTCCTGTATCCGCAACTCCAAACCCTGGAATTACTGAAATTTTGCCGTTTGCAGTTATATCCTGCGCACGTGCTTTAGCTCCTGCTCCCATAATGGTAACCTCTCTTTAAATTATAAACGTTTATTCACCTACAGCTTAACTGTCGGCAACACCTGCAAACACATTCTTCAAGATGAAATGCGTTCTAGAGTGGGCAACTTCCATTCCGGCTTCTGTAATGTAACCAGATTGTAAACCATCCATTCCGTTGGCTTGTAGGTTAGGCTCGTAGCGTGTATCATCACCTTTAATGTGCGTATACTGCAAGTTAGCCATATCCAAAATAACCATCCAGCTGTTCATACCGTAGTAAGCTGTGCCGCCTGTTGAGCCGCCGCCTACTTCGTTAAACATAGGGTGATTCTTCAGAACCAACGTACCAAATGGGCACTCAAGCCTTGACACTTTCATGCCATACTCAGAGATTCCGCTCTGGAACTGGAAGTTACCATTCTTACGGATAACTTGCTGTATTGCTAGCAATGCAACAGTACCACAAAATGCCATCTTCTCAGAAGAACCAAACTCAAAGATCAAACGTAGATACTCTTCCAGCCCTACCATAGTCAAGCCGCCAGCGTAATCTGCTTTAACATCTTTGATGTTGCTGCCAGAATTGTAAGCGTTCAAGAAGAACTGAATACCACCAGTAGAACGTGCAGGCTTACCATTTTTGATAATCTCTGAACGACCACCTAAGAAGAACGCACGCTCTATGCCTTGAGCATGAATCTCTAAGCACTCACGTTTAGCTTCTACAATTTGCTCCTTAGTACGCAGTCTAGTTTTACTAGCTGTACGAGTCATTTCCAATGAGTCACGGAAAATCTGCGTATAGTTGAAAACCTTAACTGGTTCGTAGTTAACACCTGTAGGAGCAAGCGAGCCCTCTTCGTTCATACTACCGATGTATAACAGGTTAGGGTTAATTCCCGCACCGTTTGCATCAAGCGTAGCTGCTGTAGAACCCTGACGCGCACGAACAGCTGTGAAGCCAGTCGCCACTGAAGGATCAGATGAAATCTCAATAACCTCACCAGTAGCTTCAACCATCAAACAGTCACCAGCTTTAAACTGAGTAGCATCTGCACTTGCGGCTAAAACAATAGCAGTATTGCTAGTGGTTAAATCACCATTAGTAGCATGTAACTCAAGCCTTCTAGCAGGACGTTGTTTCTCCCACCAGTTGTACTCAGGGTCATCAAGCACTCTTTTCTTCATTGCATTAGTTAGAGCAACCAACGGAACATTCCCGTTAAACTGCATCCGCATAATACCCTCTCTCCAATTCTTTGGCCGCTCGTCGGTCGCAAAATTGCTAGAGGTTCTTAAACCTTGTATAGTCATACCATAGTCTCCAAAATTAATAAATTATAAGCCTAGCCCATTCGCATCATCATATCTAATTCAGCATCAAAACTGTTTGTATCCACAGCCGGTCTTGCATTATTGCCGCCCATCAAGCCTGAGCCTGCTGGAACAAATGGTGCTGCCGGAACAACAGGTGCTACTGGAGCAACTGCCCCAAGCCCTGCTGCTGCTGTTGCGTATTGAGCCAAGTCACGTTTAACTTGCTCAAAAATTGCTGCCTTAAACTGGGGAGTATAATTAGTAGCTCCCGTAGCCGTTGCAACTTTCCGCACAGCCTCTAATACTAAAGGCTTCATCGTTGGTGTATTAAGTTCAGGGTGTGAGCCATAAAAATCGCCAAATATGTTTTGACGTTGAACACCCTGCGTCTGGCTGTTCTTAATCATTTCAGGTATGGCAGCAAAGCGAGTTTCCAGAGCCTTATTAAAGTTCTCTGTTACTTGCTTGTGTATGGTCACAGCTAAACCTTGCGATAAAGCATTAATACCCGCAGATCTTTCTGCTGGATCTTCCGAACCGATAGCAAGCAGGATCCGATCAGGGATCTGCATGTTATAGTTAGGAGCTCCTTCAGCTGGTGCGTTCGGTGCAGGTTGCCCTGCCTCTGGTGCGTTCGCTGATGCAGCGTTTTGACTCTTCAATAGATCGAGAGCTTTTGATACTAGGTCGTTGCCAGTTTCGGCTACTGCAGGAGTGTTAGCTGCCTTCAATGCCTCTATAGGGTCTGCACCCTCAGTTGGAGCTACAATACTTGCATCCGCTGGCTGACCTCCATTTGTCCCATCAGCAGGAGCTCCGTCATTTGCTGCAGCCGGTGTATTACCTGCAGGTGTTTCTTCCTGCGTAAAATCGTAATTAAGCACCGCTGCTAAATCTATGTCTTGTTCCCCAGCCGGCTCTGCTGCAGCCGGCTCTGCTGCAGCTGGCGCTGCGCCTTGATCGTTCGGGGCTTCTCGTGTTATGTTCTTTGTAAACCTGCACATAATAATGTCCTCGCTAAATTATTGTTAATCTTCAAAATTCCAATCATCAAAGGCTGCGTCAACTACACAGTCAACCGCCCTTGTTAATCCTGTAGCCTCTCCCTGTATCCTAATAGCCTTCTTGACAAAAACCTCGTCAGTTAAATCGTGCGTCCTCAACCGCTCTGTCTTGTCCCTACTCTCTGAGAGTAACATATTAAGCGTTCTTAATAAAGTTTTATTTGTTAAAAGCTCTTTCATCTGTTGCCTATCCGAGGGAATGGGTAGACCAGCCCCTTTTATCTTTGCCAGAATGTCATCCTTAGTTACCTCAACTCTTTCTTCCATCTTACACTCCTCCTGCTGGTGTTGGTGGTGGCACAGGGTTTTCAGTCCCTTCCGCCTTTGGTGCATCTTTTAGCGGTACAGCATTACCTGCCGCTACTTTCTGCTCGATTGCTTCTGGACTATCCGCTTGCAACCTAAATTGCTCCACATTCCTAGCCCCGCCAAGTTCTGCAACATGCTCAAAGATCTTGCCTAGGTCATACTTACCAGCTAACACAGGGTCACCTCGAAGCGCAACAAACAATTCCTTCCAGACATCTAGCATCGCCACCTTATCAACCGGCAACGTACCATCATTGATAGGGAAGTGAAAGTCACCTGTCAGCATTTCTGGTGTAATCTGAATGGCATCAGCTCCCTGCTCACTGCCCACAATCTGCAGATAAAACTCCTGCGTAAGGTTCTGCTGTATATTCAAACACATTTGCTCAGCCAGATCTACAAACGCTTGCGCTGATATAATCCTCGCCTGAGCAGCCAATCTTGACGCTGCCGCTTCCCCAGAAGTCCTAACCTCTGTAGCAGTCTTTCGACCTCCAGCAGCTTGTAAACCCCTAACATTGTCAGTAACAGAACTAAGTGCATCGCCCAACCGCATAACAGTTTCAAAATCTTTAACGTGATTCGCAGTTACATCTATAATCGGTAATTGCGTATACGCTGTACGTACATCAGAACCATAAGCAGCAGCCTTCAACCTTATAATCTTTCCGGCTCCAGGCTTCTTCAAGTCCTGCAGTTCAATCTTCGAGGGATCTACGATACACATGTTGTTCAACGCTGTCTTAACATTGTCCATGTGAGAGTTCATAAACCAACTCAACAGATCCTGTATCGGCCCTTGGTAGTCAGCCAGCCCTAGCTGCCCAAAACCATAACCAACTCCATACGGCTCAGTTACAACTACAGGATGCTGGTCGTGATCTAACCCCAACGGCTCGCATTGTATAATCTGATTGCGGTTACCTATAGCAAAAATGTACTTAACAGGATACTCTTCTTCACCAAGCCCTAGCTCAGCTGGAATGATCTCCACAGTTCCCTGTATGAACTCTACAGGTTGCATCGTTGTACTTTTATTCTCCTGATCTAAATAGCTTCCAGGATGCGCTTCACCACCAGAGCGTATGCCCCTGTTAGACTCACCTGAAGTACTGCCCGAGTTATCGTCTGACGTGGAGGCTCCTTTAGCAATCTTCTCAACGTACTTAAACCTTCCAGCCTTCTCACCCTTCTTGAGAACGTGTTGCCCCTCAAAGGATTTCCAAAATACAAATTCGCCCCTCCTGTTAACTTCATTCATCGGCACGCGAGGATCTGGAAAGAACATAAATGGGTCAATGCTCGCAACTTCATTACCCTCATACACAACTTTCTCAGACCTCGACCGTACTCGCTCACCAGGTTGTCCGGTTTCAATTCCGCCTATCACATCTTTCTTCTCAGTCCAGATGGTACGCATAGCCTTGTCAACTCTCCACTGACACCTAAAGGCACTAACCCCATAAATCTGCGAGTCCATAAAGAACTGGTACATATGCTTTATAAATCTAATATGCTCCGTGTTAAACTGCAACACAGTCTCCATCATACGAGCCGACTTAGGATCTTTCTGCGCATACGAGCCAACAGAAAATATCGGCTTACGTCCTGCAAATGTATGCAGCAAATAAGTTACGATACTTGAAGTCGTAGCAAAAATATAAGGTACTGTAATGTTCACAGCCTTCGGCGCTTTACCTGCATCGTTCATTTCCTTAAGCAGCTGTTCCCAGTCAGGCAAGTCAATGTATGCCTGATGCTTACGCTCGTTAACTCGCCACCTAGGATAGAACTTACTCATTGCATTCTCTGACAGCTTAAACCTATCCATCAGGTAAGCCAACACTTTTTTGTGTCTCTCAGGATCCTCCAACATTTCTATCGCAGTGCTATCCGCATGGCTAGCTTTCACCTGCACCCATTTGGATTTATCCGTACCGCCTAAACCAGTAACACCAGTATCTTTTGGCCCTGTAAAATCAGACATTCAGTCCACCTCCTAATAAATCAGACATTAAATTTTCTTCCGCTTGCGCTTCCTGTGCTGCAGGTGCAAACAACTTGCAAGTCGCTCCAGGATTAATGACACCCTCCACAGACTTACATTGATCTGGAATGACAAAATTGACGCAGCTTGCGCACGCCTCGTTCCCTGTCGCTTGCTGATACCCTGCGGCATCCTTATCCATTTTGGGAGCTGCTGCCAAAGAGTCCAACCCCCCACTCATAAAATCGTCAAACATCAATAACTCCTCCAATCACCTTCAAAAATATCATCCAAGTCCTCATACGTATCATCAGCCAAACTCTTATTAGGGTCTGCTGCTGCAGCCGCGTAAGGATCTAACAACGACACAGCCATTGCAAGCGCATCTGGTGCATCCTTCTTTCCCTGTGGAAACTCTAACAATTGAGATTCCAAGTCAGGAAACACTTTCGTATGCACAATAGAACCTGCCGAATACCTTGGCTGCAACACACCCAGAATCCGCTCGTCCTTCTTAATCCGATGCGTTATAGGTGTGATCTCAAAGTACCTTGCACGCCTAAACATTTCTTCACTCATAAGATGAATCAATGCAGCCTGATACGCAATACTTTCCACACCTCGCTTAGTACAGTCATGCTTAAGTTCCAGCTCGAAATACTTATCAATCTGTTCCCTAGGCGTAGCCCCGACCTTGTACCAAATATCCAGCACAGCTACTTTACCTTTACTAGTCATACCGGCTACTGCAATACACGAACCATCCGAGCCTATCTTCTGTGAGATCGCAGGGTCAATTACAATCGCCTTAGCTATTATGTCATCCACCTGCTCCCGTATGATGTAAGCCTGTTTAAACTTGGCTGACTCGTCATTCCGTATCACAGACAAAAATTCCATATAGAAAGCAGCCAGCTGACCAACCATCGTATATGAAATCTTTTCCTTCTCAATCAATGCTGCATCCATCATCAATGCCCACAGCGGCTTACCATTCCTATCCAACGCGCCAAACCTAACAGTTGTCCAATCAGGGTCATCTGCAAGCTTCATCAACAGACATTCACTGTGCAGCAACGTGCCTGCAACAAGTATCCGCGCATTGGGGTCATTCCTCGGCAGCACAGGCTTAAGTGCTTTATAGAACCAACTAACAGCCTTATGCCTTTGCTCAGGTGTCGCAGTCGATTCCTCATCTTCCGCATCATCCACCAGAACCAAATCAGGACGCTGCCCATTCACATTCAGTCCCCTAACCTGTCCACCCCTGCCCCTAGAGGTAGCTGATATTCCCGTTGTCGTTTGCCAGAAGTCCTTAGTCCAGCTTTCCGCCGACTTCGTCCCTGGAATCAAACTACCAAAGACCAGCCTAAGCCGATCGTTAGTTATTATCTCATGCTGCGCATTGCTAAGTTGTGTCCTAGCATGCGGCGCAGTCTCCGAAACATAAAGTATAAACTTACATTCCTGATAGTAGATGAACCAAAGAACAAGCCCCAGCCCAATCAAAGTAGTCTTAGCGAATCCCCTCGGTATAATAAATTCCGTATACCTCGTGACATCCATATCCACTCTAATTACTTCACCACCTTCTTTCTCCCGCACAAGCGTGAAGACAGGAATCTCCGCACTGTCAGCATCCGCCTGATCTTCCTTAAATGTGAAATGCTGAACAATCCAATCCAGCTCTCCATACTTCAAAAGAAAGTCAGTCTTCCTCGTAACAATCGCGATGATACCTCTATGAAACGCAGGAATCTCAGACGGAAACAAATGACCCAGGAAAAATTGTAAAAAATAAACTGGATCTTTGTAACCGTCTGTAGAAATCTTTGTGCATTCTGCCTCGCTCAGCTGCATTGATTTCGCCATCCTACGCTCCTAGTGCTTGTAGCAATTGCTGTATATTAACCGGACCTCCGCCGACACCAGAATTAAATCCCCCTGGTAATGTAGACCTAGAGTTCGGTTGCGCCGGTAAAGATCCAGCAAATCCCCCAGACGGTGCAGGAAATGATTGCCCTCCTGGTTTAGGTACAGCTGTCAAATCTGGGTGCATCGACAAGGTTGGCGGCGGAAATGATTGCCCACCTGGTCTTCCAGCAGAACCAATTGCCGGTGCAGGTAAAGCTGTTTGCTTTGGCGCTCCTTCCTGCGGAGGCATCAATAAAGATAAAATCTCGGGTGACATTGCAGGTATAGGAGGCGCTGCCCCCGCTACTGGCGCTGGAAAAGCCTCAGCCCCTGCACCCACTGGCTTCAATGTTGGCACAGGTGCGCCTTTATCTACTGCCGCATCACCAGTACCTGGAAGCAAACCAGAAAGCAATCCGCCCCCTAGCATCCCACTGATACCGTCCCCGCTTCCTCCGAGTGCGTTCAAAAGTAGACCTAGTCCACCTCCACCAGCTAATAATTGCCCTACGCCGCCTGTTTCAAATGGTTTTGGCATCTTTTAATCTCCTATCTTGTTTGGTTGCTGCAGCGGACTAGTCAAAGGATTTAATCCCTGCGATGGTTTTTGTGGTAGTCCTCCCACCCCGAATATGGGAGGTAAGTTAGCAATGTTCCCGTTTGGAAGGCCACCTAACGCTAGTGCCTCTAAGATGGCAGCTATCCCGTTTGGCGTACTTGTCGGTGACGCTGTCAATCCTGCCTGAATGTTTTGTGTAACATCAGTAGGTTTAAGCATCCGACCCTCCAAACAGCGCAGAGTCACTCGCAGATGAATCTGGTTCGGGGCTATTAGCACCGCCCTTATGCAGCAGATTAAGCTTGGCGCTGAAGTCCTTAGCATCATAACCGTTCGAGAACAGGTCACTCAGCTTCAGCTTCACACCGTCAATGTTAACCTCGCGCGCCATCGCCTCGCGCTCAGCCTTCATATAATCATCATCGTCTTCCATTGGACAGCATCCATGCATCTTACTTCTCCTTAATTAATTAAAGCGTACAGCCTAAGGGAACAAGTTCCCGTCACTACACAACCAACCAAACAGCTTCTTTCTTCTGCTCGTTGGCATAAATAAAATCTACAATGTCATAAACCAGCTGTTCTGGCTTGTACATCAACGTTTTCGTCGCCTGTATTCCATAGACCTTCTTGCCATAGACCTCTTCAAGTATCGGCTTATACAGCTGATCTATCTGCAAATGCGCATTTTGCGTCTGCGTCAACTTACATTCCACACAGATAATAGCTGTAGGATAGTGCAGTTCAATGTCAGGCTGGCAAAATCCCAGTCCATTCTGGTCTACATACTTGTACCAAATGTCAGGTTTAACCTCAGCCTCCAGTTCATCTCTCGCCGTAAGCGCCCTCAGCGACCTCAGTACTCTCCTCTGGAACGTCATTCCTTTCGCCGCGGAGCCCTTCAGCTTCTTCTTCGATGCTAATATTCTCGGCGGGTCTAAGCAGATTTCCGCTGAACTCAACCTTGACACAATCCTGTGCTTCGGACTCCTGAATGAAAGTCGCCTCAGATCGGTTGACGAACTTAACTTGCCCTGATTCATTGTAAGCAGCCTCCTCTTTGATTTGCTTAATTACAGTTACATCTATTGTTCTATTCTCGTTCACATTAATATTCTTGCTTACTACTGGAGCCTCACTTCTATCCGCACCAGCCTTAAGTAGCTCTGTTAACTGCCCGTTCGTAAATACCTCAGGTTGTTCGGTCAAACGCTCCTGTAGTATATCCACAGTATCCATAGATAGCTGCGCTAATCGTTCTGGCAGATTCCTAGCCAATTGTTCATTCTCAGCGTGGTAATGTGAAAGCAAATCCATAAACGCTGGATCTTTCTTGAGAATCGAAATCCTGCTTGCACTATAACCAGTCTGGTGACTCGCCTCCACATCCTTCAGCCCTAACGCCAGAAGCCTTGCTAGCTTGTGGTGACTGGAGCGTAAACTACCAATCGTTGGGGTTAGCCCTGCTTCCATCAATGGCGTTTCCAAAACAGCCTGAAGCTCCTTACTATTCAGGTGTTTAACCTGCGTCACACTTAATTTCGGCGCTTTCGCCATTCCGATGCTCGCCATGAGGTTCATCCTCGGGTTCGCTGTCATCGTTGGTAATTCCATAAATCCTCGCATAGTTATGGGTTAAATAGTCTCTGCTGGTAATAGCCCGTCATACTACAGGTGCCCATAGTAGGTGCCCGTTGCCGCGCGTTGTTTGGAAGGCGGTAGTCAAGGAGCGTTGTCCAACCACAGATTCAAAACCAACCTACCGCCTCTTGCAGTATAGCACACTGTCGCGCCGTTGCCTAGAAAATAAGGACGAAAATTTTTGGCGTTGCGTCGGTTCTGGGTTTTGTCTATACAGGCGGCGGGATTGCACCTTGTTGCGCTTGCGGTAGGCTGGTATAGACTAGGTAAAAATAGAGGGTCGTCCGAATTACATCCCCTTGACGGAGCGGGCATATTCTGTGGGGGGGCTGCCCCTCTTGATAATGATTATCATTCACAGCCTCGGTGGCTAGAGTACTCAACCTATTGGTGCTGTAGCTGGTGCAACATAATAAAACTTTCTTCACAATTCTGCAAAGTAATTGCATTATCGCCTTGACTTACAAATAACAATTGAGGTATAATGATACTACGGAAAGCGTGCGGCTTTCTTAACCAACCATGGAGTAATGCAATGCCACTATTCAAACTACTATGTTACCCTATCATCAACGGCTCGCCGAACTTGGTAAGCATCGCGTTGATTGCAATAGTAATAGCCTTATTAATAACCGCATACATGGAGCAAGCCAATGACTAGCAGCACTGAGCGCAGAATAAAACTACATCAAGAAACACGCAAAGCCTTCACAGACGCATTAGCATCTGGCCTCCTCAGCGAGACAGAGGGCGAGCATAACTACATAGGGGATTACATGTATATGGGCAAGCGAGACTTTAAACACATCAACACAAGAGAATACATACGGCTAGCAGACTAACAAAGGGAGGGAGTTGGCAGCAGCTCCTTCACTTGGCTAGGTTGACTAGACAGGCAAGCAGCAGCCTTTGTTGCATTTAAAAAGGATTTAACATTATGACGTACGAACATAAACCAACTTACAACATACCAGTTGCAAAGCTTAACAACGCTTTCAATGTAAACACAAGCAATATGACAGACGCAACTCGTGACTTCATATTCACGCATGGCTTGAAACAATTAGTCAATGACGCTCATAGTGGAAAGCAAGCGGAGGGCGAGATACTTGCCCTAGTGCAAAGCAAGATTGCAGGATTAGAAGCGAATACAATTAGCAACCGCACAGGCAGCAGCGATTCCGTAGCCGCTGACTTCAAACGTATTGCCCTAAACTGGCTTGCAACTAATACAGGACAGTCCAAGAAAGCACTCGAGCAATGCAGAAAGGCCAATGACTTAACAACGCCAGCACTTTTAGAGCTAGTAACTAACAAGCTTGGCCTTGACTATGAAACGGTTAACACCGAGATTGAGCTATTAGTAGAAGCCTCCAAGGTTGAGACCAACGCAAAGGCCGCATCCATAGACTTAAGCAGTTTGCTGGGCTAGGTTAGGTTAATGGAAAGCTGGGGTATACTCGGTCTAGTGGGCAAGGTATACCCCAGCATCCCAATTTTACAACCTACAAGACAAAAACCGCCCAACATTGGCCAAATCAAGCAGTAAAGCAGTAGTACAGACCACCAACTCGCCGCCATATCCCGTAAAGGGTACCCC